ACCACTAACTCCTGAAGTTTCAAGATCATTTGCACCAAGAATTTGCTGTACCCAACCGTCACCGGCAACAATATCCTGACTATGCTCATCTTGCATTGATGCACGTGGCAACAAGTTACCATACCCATCACGCATTGTTGATTCTCCCCACCATAAACGATATTCATCTTCAAGTAAGAATTGAGTACGCATTTGTGCCTCTGCCTCAAAAACAAATCCTTTTGAATTATTGATTTCGTACCAAATAACTTCATTGGCATTTACATCACCGGAGAGAGATATGGATTTTCTTTGCTTCGTAGTATGCTGAATATAACGATCAGGATAATGGAAGTTTCCATATCCACGCCTTGAACGTTCACCAACAGTAGTATAACCACCGAATACAGTCTTGCGACCAATCATGTTACCTACCCATGTAGCCCAGACAAATGTTTTCCCGGGATAACATTCAAAACGATAAAGATATCTGCCATCATGTCCTGTTGGGCGAGTCATTACTCTCGCATGTTCACCATTAGGGAACACACAGTTCATGCCAATAGTCATATAGGAATCTTTCAGATACAATGCAAAAGTACCACCTTTTGTAGTAGTTGCCGTTGTAACGGTTCCAACAGCTGCTGTTCCAATGATCTCAGATGCTTTTTGTATCCGGCCCATGATCTTGTAGGACCATGCATTTGAAGAAACCATTTCCCCTTGAGGAATAGGCTTAATCTTAGTTGTAACAGTGTTTCCACCGCTAGGAGTAACTCCGGGTGCTGTATATCTTCCATCACGAGCTCCAGAAGTCAAGAGAGTCATCAAGTACCTTTGTTCAGCATACATGATTACCCTGTCAATATTTTTAGTAGGATCAATTAAGTGATTCTGCACCAAATGAAATTCCTGTGCATCACCTTCGCTGACACTACCGTGTTCGATCTTTATTTTCATTTTTGATTGTTTTTAAAAATTAAAAATTAATTATTAATTCTCAAATACAATCAGTGTACTCCCCTACGTTTCATCCGTAAACATCTCATCACCTTGCCAGGACTCAAAATTTTTACCGGTTCCACTTGAATCGGATTGTTTACCTGCGCCCTTATTGGAAGCTGATTCTTTCGAATTGTGCAATGCACCTAACGATTTATCAACTGCCTCATTATGTCCCTTCCTGTTTTGCTCAGAAGCGTTATTAGAATAATTCTCAAGTATCTTGCTGCCAAACTTGGCTAACATATATGCTGAGAATTTAGAATTAACAGGATTTTTATTAGCTACTTTATCAAACACACCAGTTTCAATATCACGAACAATGCTCTTTTTTGCTTTTGGTGTTAGTTCAATGCCCATAAAATTCTCCTGGGCGTTGATAAAGCTCTTTAAATTTGCAACCTCCTGTTTAGTTTTTGTTTCTAATTTCTTATTTTGCTTTTCGACTAATTCATTTCTGTCACCTATTATTTGCTCAACTTCCTTTGTGATTAACTTACCTGCATTCTCATCAATCATGGCAGCCTGGTCTTTTAATTCTCTTGTACCAAGCTTCTCAATCTCTCCTTCAGCTTTTTCAGTAGCCTCATCACTACTCATCCCGGCTTTCATCAATTCATTATGTCTAACATAAAGAACCTTCTGTTCCGGATTTAATCCAATCACACTTTGAAGTGAAGCAATATTTTTGTTTTGGAAGATATCCTCTATCTTTCCTCCATTATCATTTAGATGTTTAACAATTCCTTGAGCCTCTGGAGAAAAATCATCAAGTTTAACTTCTTGTTTAGCATTTTCAATTTTCTCATTGATCTTCTGTTTTAGTTCTACAGGATCCTCTGTTTCAATATCAAATTCCGAAGCAAATCCCTTAACATCAAAAGTCTCTTTTTTACCAGTACCAGCATCATCCTTGAATTCATCGCCGAAAAAATCTACATCTTCACCATCACTTTTCTTTTTAGCTCCTTCTCCATTATCAGAGCCATCTTTACTTTTTCCAGTATCTTCTCCTTTTTCGTCACCAGTTTTTCTATCCTCTTTACTTTTACCGGATCCGCTTCCATCCTCAGTTTTACTTTCAGTTCCTTTAGAGCTATCTTCAGCTTTCTTGCCGTCCCCTTTCTCACTATCAACAGCCCCTTTATCTTTTGTTTCTTTTGTTCCTTTTTCTCCGGTATTATCTCCGGCGGTCTTTTCTTTCTCTGTGTCAGATAATTCTTCCCCGCCTTTTCCAGCGCTTCCATCATTATCGGACCCACTAGTATCGGTTTCCTTTTTTTCTCCAAAGACGAAATCATCTTCTTCGCCGACTGTTGTTGTGTCTGTACTCTGTCCTTTTTTCTCATCAGTCATAATAAAAAATATTAATTTAAAAATAAAATATATATATCAAAAAAAAATTATTCAAATGGATTTGTCATCTTTGCTTTCTCTCTCTGTAATCCTATTTTCCCAAGATCCTTCTGGAAATCCTGCGTAGCTTTCATCGAGCCTTTTAACTGTTCTATTTCTTTTTTCCCTTCAGTACGTAAAACTTCCATTTCTTTTTCCTGTACCTGATGATCTTCACGATCTTCAGTTGCAATACGTTCTTTGCTTTGTACCTCTGCCTGCTTAGATTCTTGCTGTGTCTTCATCTCTTTCTCACGAATAACTGCAAGTTCATTATGAGCCAGGTCAAGTACCTTAATTGCCTTTGCAAAATTGGTCTCCATATAGAATTTTGCAACATCTTTCGTTCTAAGAAGACCGGCATTAATTTCTTGTGGAAATAAATTTTCAAGTTTTTGTAGTACCTGCTGTTCTTTTCTGCCATCTGTAATAGTAACAGCGTAATTATGAAACATCAAGTTTTTAGTAGAAATAAGATATTGTATTTCTTCATCAGAGAATACAAATTGTCTTGAATCCTCACCGTACTTCGTGATATTTAACTTTGTTTTTTCAGCAAGTTTTACAAGAACCCTTTCGATATATTCCTTCATAAAGTAAAACATATCATATGTCATCGACCTTGATGCTTCTACATTACTCATGTTCGCAGTTGCAGTTGAACTTGCTTTTTCAAGTCCTATCCGAGATTCATTCATTCCAGTTATACGATCCATTACTCTTTCAATATCCATTGCCTGGTTAAGTAAAACAATAAGGATTTGACTCTGCCCAAGATTAACTGCTCCAATACCAACTTTATTACTTTCGGTTTCCATCGCTGAACGATTACCTTCTGCAGAAGAATTATACCTTATTACTCCATCCTCACTTATAGAATGTAAAATATCAATGAATCGTTTATCTTTTGGTAAATATGCATCATCATAAACTAAAGTATCTCCACGTATCTTCCGAAGTTCTTTGTTTATCATAAACCGGATATCATCATAGATCTTCTCAAGCTCAAATACAATTTCCTGAATTGAAACCCTGGAACCATTAACAGTAGAGAATAACATGCCTGTATAATCGAAGTCAGCAGAGAACTTGCCATTTTCATTGAGGATCTGAATAACATCTTCATTCTTTTTAGCAGGAGTAAAGATATTTGTATTTACCCTGGATGCTGTCCATACAGTTTCACGATAGAATCTCTCAACCTTATATTTTTCATTCTTAACATCATTCCTTATCTTAATCTTATTGTCATCAAAATACTTCTGACTAAGAATACGTTTATAAGGAACTGAAGATCCTTTAGCTGGAGAAGTCTTTTTATAAACAGTTTCAAGTCCTTTCCATTGAAGAGAATAAACAGGGAAGGTAGGAAATCCATTGATCATTTCAACACCACTGTCTTGTGAAGGATCAACACTTATCTGGTCTTTAACTTGTTTTAATTGCTCTTTTTGACTTTTATCCAAATTCAGATCCGGACTTGTTAAAATTTCATGATAATACATAAATCGTACCTCTCCAAGATAAGGACTCTTATCAAGGAAATGATCAGAGATAGATTCTTCATATAAAGAATACTTAGGGGGTATATGCCGGTAAGTATCGATGCCATCAATATTTCTTTCATTCTTACCAAAAACCTCAGCTGCTATTGTCAGATCAATAAAGTTGTGATAGAATCGCGATTTAAGTCTTTCGTTTGTTAACTTGTCTTTAATAATAGTTCCCATCGCTATTTCATTGCCAAGAACAAAGTTATTTACATTCCAATATGCTTTATCGTTTTTGTCAGGAATCTGAATACCATCAAATACATTATAACCCATTGCTCTTGCTTT